GGCGCTCCTGCCGAGGCCGTCAACCACTACGTCGCTTTCATGGCCCTGCCTGTCGGGTCCAAGGAACGCAACGCCTACTTTGAGGCCCATCGCTCTGCGATCATCAAGGCCTCTTTCTAATTTTCCTCAACCCTACCTAATCAAACATCATGGCTAATTCCATCACCGCCGCCCCGTCAGTACTGTCGGCTGGCGTCCTCTCCTCTCTCGTCAACAAGCTGCCCGTTCTCTCGGGTATCTCGTCCGTCTTCTCGGCTCGTCCCGGCTCCACCGGCATGAGCATCCAGGTTCCACTCATCGGAACCTCGTCCGCTACCGCTTTCGGCTCTGGTGGCTACCTCACCCAGGACGACGCGACGATCACCGCCGCGACTGTCTCCCTGACCCAGTACAAGATTTCCAGCCGCTTCACCCCTTCTAACCTGAAGGACTACGGCGCTGACTTCTTCGTGAACAACTTCGTCCAGACCGCCTCTATCGGTCTCGCCCAGAAGGTCATGGACGTCATCAACACTCAGGTCACTGCCGCTAACTACAGCGTCTCCTCGACCACCGGTGCTGACCTCGCTTACTCCGAGCTCGTCGGTGTGCAGAAGACCCTCGACGACGCCAAGGCCCCGAGCCCTCGCTACGCCGTGCTCAACAGCACCTACATCTCTGACCTCCGTAAGGACACCACGATCGTCGGCAACAACGTCCTCGGCGCGAACATCATCCGCGACGGCGACCTCGGCATCATCGCCGGTGCCCGCATCTACCAGTTCGCCAACCTCTCGGCCAACAGCGAAAACCTCGCCGGCTGGGTCGCTGGTCCTGACGCCATCGCCTTCGCCTCCGCTCTGCCTGACTCTGAAGGCATCCCCGGCTTCGAAGTCTCGAACGCCACGGACGCCGGCACGGGTCTCGGTGTGCAGGTGCTCGTCGGCATGGAACAGTCTGGCTTCCTGAACGTCACGGCTACCCTGATGTTCGGCGCCGCTGTCGGTCGCGCCACCTCCCTCGTCCGCCTCAAGACCGCCTAATAGCGGCCAAGGCAAAGAACTTAGGGGGCTCCGAAAGGGGCCCCTTTTTTGTGCCCAGTTCCCAAACGGGGCATTGATAGGATGAGCCTTTACGCTGACTTTCTTGCTGACGCCAAAGAGATGATCGCGGACTTCGGCGTGGCCGGGTCGGCCAACTCTGGGGCCATTACCTTCCAGTGCCTTATCTCCGACCCCGCCGTTATGACCGTCCTCGAGGCAGGGGGGTATATGGAGCGGACCCAGTACTCGGTCAGGATGCCCGCTGTAACGGCCTCTTGGACGCTCCCAGACGGGTCTACGGGGTCATCGGCGGCCCTACTGTCGGCAGGTGTCCCCATCGCCAGCCTAGGCCAGGGGAAGAAGATTGTCGCCGGCGGGAAGACCGTCCGCATCACGACCCAGACCTACAAGCCCGGGTCGGCATGGATCACGCTCGTCGTCATCGACGATAACCAGTAACGCCGTGGTAGAGGTCAACATCCCTCGGAAGTCCCTCTCCGAGTTTAATGCCATGCTGACTAGGGTGGCCACAGAGATTGGGATGGACGCCCAGAGCATGGTCGCAAAACAGGCCATGCTTATCTGCGCCGACATGGCGACCTTCACGCCAGGGATGCCCAAGGGCGGAGGCCAAGGTTTGTCAAAGGATGCCAAGGCCGCTGGCGAAGGCGCCGTAGCTGGTGACATCCGTAAAATCTTTATTGCGGTAGGCGACCGCAACATCAGCACCCAGAAGGCTATCGTCTTCCGAAACCTATCTCACGCCACCCAGACCAATGACCAGGCGCTCTTCGATAAGATTATCAAGAAGTCACGCATCGAGACTCTACGCATCTCGCCGATCATGACGAAAATCCTGAACGACCAGAACTATGACCGGGCGTTCCTTAAGGCTAAGAACTACCTAGCCCGCGTACCGCTTGCGACAAACGAGTACGGCTTCGATTACGCTAAAGACATTCGTAGTCATCACAACCGAGTTAAAGGCAAGTTCGGTGGACGCATCGGTCGAGACCAACGCATCGGCGAACCGCGTCTCCTGGTTGAGTCAAAGGGAGAACTTGACGATTACATCAAGGAGCGTCAGGCCGCCGTAGGTCGGACAAAGGCTGGCTGGCTTCGTGCGCTTAACATGATCCCAAAGCCCCTCCGTGCCAATGTCGCCAGCGGTAACTTCGGGGCCAAGCTGCGGAACGCCGGATGGATTGCCCGCCACGGTGGGTCGGGTCAGGCCACGGGTACTTACACAGACAAGAACGCACAGGTAACCATTCAGAACTTTATCGGAAACATCAACGCCATCGCGGTAAAGGCTGACACTATGGCCTTAGCCCTGGGCAACCGCGTCAAGCAGATGGAGTCAGACCTCAACAAGTTCATCGCCCGCACCAAGCGGCAGATGCGACTCTGATTACTTGTCCCCGCGGACTCGGACAAACACCGGGTGACGCAGGGAGCCTTGCGGGGTCTTCATCTGAAAGTCTACCTCGGCGGTCTGGCCGATGAGCTGAGAGCGGTCAGCGAGAAGGGCGGATCGGGTGGCGTTGTCCATGCCCGTGCCGACGCTGACTAGGCGACGCCCGCAGCGCACGACGATGTGGCCGGCCATCCCAGCGCACTTGCCCGTGCCTTCAACCACGTCGACGATCTCGGCGTCAGTTGTGTCGGCGTCCTTGACCTTGAGCCAAGCCCTGGAGCGGATGCCGTGGGCGTAGCCAGCGGTCGTGTCCTTGACCATAGCACCCTCGAAGCCCTCGGAGGTAAAGCGGACAAAGGCTTCCTCTGGGGTGCAGGAGACGCTTGGGATGAGCAGAAGGGAGGTAGGGTAGGACTGGGCAAACAAAGCCTCCAGCGAGGCACGGCGGGTGCTGTAATCGCCATCCACGGAGGGCAGGTCGAACAACCAGACACGGGCATCGTCGGCAGAGCGGTCAGAGCGGAGGGCGCCGACCGAGGTAAAGAACGACTTGCCGGACACGGCCTCGCCATCGAGCGACCAGACGCCGTCCTTGCCAGCCAGGAGGTCGAGCACCTCATCGGCCAGATGGTCGAGGGAAGGCATCGGGTTGCCGTTGCGGGTCTCAAAGCGGACGGTGCGGGTGGACAGGTCAGCCGTGATCAGGACACGCAGGCCGTCGACCTTGGGCTCGCAGACATAGGAAGCGGGCGTCTCGCCAGCATACAGGCGGGCCAGCATAGCGCCGTGGCGGGCCTTGGGTGTGCGGGCCTTGGGCTGACGCGGGACCGCATCCTCGAACATGGCGAAGAAGGCGGCAAGTGTTGGGTCCTGTTGGCAGAGCATTGGTGGAATGACCCGAGTAAGCCACCCTGCTCCCCGTCCGTCAAGCCCCTTTCCCTACCAAAGCGGGCAATAGTACAATGGGAACGAAGAGCATCCGTCACATCGTCGAGGCCACCGTCGCGACTTACCTCTCGACCCAGACCGGGCTGACCACCGTGTCCTTCCTGACCGGCGACAACGCGGCGACCCAGACCCTGCCCAAGGCCGTGGTCCTCTGCGAAGCCGCCCGGGCACCGTCCGACCTCCCCGAAGGCCTCGGCAACTTCTCCTGCTCAGTCCGCATCACGCTCTTCTCAAACGCCGACGACACGACCCTCGCCGATCACCGCCTCCGCTGCGCCGCCCTGTCCGGCAATATGCGTGACCTGACCTCCATCAAGGCGGCCTTCACGGCCACTGGCGACGCGACTTGCTATGACGTTACCATGCAGTCCGAAGACGAAGGTATCGACGAACGCTCCTGGGCGACCTCGTTCACCTTCGACATCCTGACCGTCTTCCCCGCGTAAGGTTACCAAACCAAGCATATTCAAATGGCCGCTATCTCTAACGGAACTGTCTGTCTCTATGGTGTAGACGGCACTGTCAGCAACCTCTTTGTCCAGAGCTACTCGCTCTCCTCCTCGTTCAACGCCGAGGCCACGGTGGTCAACGAAGCCGGCTTGACCAAAACCCATCGCCTGGACGATAGGAAAAGTGAGCTAACGGTGGAGGGCATCTGCAAGACCTCCGACGTCCCTGTCCTCGGCGCTGTCTTAACTTTTACGATTAACGCCAAGAGCGCCTACCCTGCTGGCGTTGCTTCGGTTTCGTTCGCCGGAACAATCACCGGTATCGACGAAAAGGGCACAAACCTTGGTTTCACCTCGGTCTCGGTTAAGGCTATTGATTACGAAGGCATCACGCCTGCCTAATTGACTTTGCCCCAAGTGGGCTAGACTAGGCGCATGGACAAACGCTTCCTTGCGGCCTTTATCGACCCGGCGCCCTTTCGGCTGCTGGGTCGTTCTATGTACCCTTGGTGCCTCAAGTACCGGGTGCGCCTGATGGCATTTGACTCGCCGATGGTGACGGGATCTCGCGGCATCACCCCTGCCGACCTAATCTTCGCCTGTCAGGTATGCGCCGAGGAACCCCTGGGCGACATCGGTTGGCGCGATCAGCTGCGGATGATGGACCTTGGTCGAAACCCCGCCAAGTTTGAGCGCCTGCTGGAAGCCTTCGCCGGTTATATCCTAGTCCAAGACTGGCCTAAGTTCTGGGAGCAGACGAAGAAGAGCAGCGGAGGAAGCAAGGGCGTACCGTGGCCCCTGTCCATCGTCGCGAACCTAATCACCAACGGCATCGACGAGAAGCGGGCTTGGGAGATGCCGGAGTGTCAGGCCATCTGGCTTAACTCTGCCCTGGCTATCTCAAAGGGTGCGGAGGTGGCGATCATGTCGCCCGAGGAGGAAGCCTTCATGGCTGAGGAGCAAGCCAAGGACGCGGCGGCCACTGCTTCCAATCCTGCAAAGGAAACCCCCTGACATGGCCCAAGACCTGACAGTCAACATTAAGACCACCTCCGACGTCCCGCAGGCAATGGACAAGGCGACCCAAGCTACCCAAAACTTTGGTCGACAGGTACAGGACATTCAGAAGAAGTTTAGCATGGCCTTTAAGGACGTGTTCCTTTCGTTCCTAGGCCCCATGGCTTTGCTCGGCATCGCCATGAATTACATCGGCAAACTAATTGATGACAACCGCAAGAAGCACGAAGAGGCCAATCAGGCTGCCATTGATGGCACAAACGCTTTGATGTCTGCGGAAGATAGGTACTACGCCAAGAAACGTAACAACGAAAACACGGAGTTAAAGAATGTCGAGCAAGCTAAGACAACCCGAGAAGATGTAACAAAAAGTTTTATGATTTCTGACCGTGAGAGGGCTTTTGAAGCAATGTCAAAACAGCAACAGGCGGAGTTTATGAGTGGCACAAGCATGAACGACATTGCAAATGACCCTGAATACCAGAAAAAAATCCAACTACTGATTGCAGAGGATATGAAGAAAAATCCTTTGCCTCTTACGGATGCCGCCAATGCAAAGGGCACAACCTTCAAAGGCCCTGAAGGCTTCTCCAACGTCGTCGGCGTCGGCGCTAACCCGGTGATCGAAGCCATGACCATGCAGCTCGAAGAGTCGCGTAAGCAGACTTTACTGCTTGAGGCCATCGCCCGCCCTTCTGGTGGTGGCGTCCCAGTCGACTTTACCAAGGCAACGTCTACCCCTTCACGCGCCGCCATGCTAACTGGCAAATAATCTTAACACCTTAACCCCTTTAACTTATGGCAATCGTAATCAACGGCGACGACTTAACCACTGCCCTGCTTCAACCTGGCTGGACGGTAGTGGCTGACGGCTTCGGCCTAAACACTTCGACGACCGTCTTCAAGGTCGACACTACTTTTGATATCGACGCGTTTGTAGTGAAAGGAAACCCGCACCCAGATCCTGCTTACTCCTACCTGAAACTCGACAAGTGGAAAGTCAGCTGGGACACGCTAGACATCGCCACGCTGACTGTTGACTACGTCGGCATCGACACCGCTTTCAACGCTGGCGTGCGGAGCAACCCTAACACCTCCTCGGCCAACGGCCTGACGACCGAGAACATCACTACGCACCCGAACTTCTTTGCATTAGATGCTAACTTCACGACGGGCCCCATTGCCGGCACGTCTTACACCCAGTCAGACCTTGGCCCGCTGGTTGAGATTAAAGACCCTGTTGACTACATCACGCAGGTAATTCTTGGGAAAACCGTAATCATTTCAAAGAAGCAGTCGTACATTGGCGACAACGGCGCCTGCTTTGAGTCTGAAAACGGTGGCCGTTTTATCGGCTTTGTCGACCCGACCTATCCAAACTACTTTGGCAAGACGAACTACCTGACCAGGACGACAACGTACTCTGGCGTCATGTATTCGACAGTACTTGCCGACGTGCAGGCGCTTCTAGCATTGCTTAACAGCGCAACGGCGACCGCCTCATGGGGTATCTTTGTCCTGCTTCCCGCGTGGGCGCCAATCGGAGCCGGCAGTGGCGGCGGCAACGTGAACCTTCTCTCGCAAGTAAACGTCGAGGAGTTTGGATCACTATACAAAATCATGTACGAGATTAGGTATTCCAAGGTCGGATGGGACTCGAGCGTCTACACTAACATCTAAACAATGACCATTCAACCCGGCAACGGTTACAATTTCGTATCGTCTAGCCAGGGCACGTCTCTGGATATCGACAAGCCGTGGACGCCCCCCATCGGCGACGCGATGGTCTTCGCTTTAGATTTACCCTTAAGCACACAACTCCCCGAGCAGTTGGTGTACGGAACTGGCGCGGGCGGCGACCCATCACCGTTTGAGTGCCAGATTGTTAGCATCAACGGACAGCGCTATCTGCAGATCGGCGTGGGCGCTATCGGCTACACAGCAGGCCCGATGCCCATCATCAAGGCCGGCGCCGAGACCCGCATCATGCAAGCGTATGCCAACAAGGTGCAAATCTGCCCAAGCGGAACCCGCAACTACGGTGACCTATACCCTGTCTATCCTGGAGACGACCCGGCTTATTCTCTGACTTGGTGGATGGAGGACGGTGGCGGCTATGAGCTGTCTGACACTAACGACCCCTTGACTCTGTACGCATTTAAGTGGGACGTTGATGTGGGCGTGGCCCCATTCAGCGCTAGCACGGTGGTCAACACTGGCCTTCCGACGCTCGCCCTGATTGCCTCATCTAACAGCGCTGATCAAAATAAAATAGCGGTCGACCCAGGCCCCTCCATCTTTGTCCAGACGATGAACGTCCAGAAAATGACCGGCTATGACCACGCGTCAACTGGACTGACTGGCGACTGGGGTCACTGCCATACCTCTTGGCTAAACCCAGTGAAGCTAGGCTACAGTTACAAGGCCATCGCTACCATCACTGCGTCGGCTAACACCTTTTCTATGTCAGGTGTGGAAGAGCGTCCAGGCATCCCTCTGGTACAGAACCAAGTTCAAAGCGTATATCTATTTGGCAAGGCCTCTGGCGGCGTAGTCTATATTAGCATCGGCGGTCAGGTCTCGGTCATCCCGTTCCCAGTGACTACTTTTTGGGACCCCATTGCCCCCATCTACTCTAACGAACTGACACTTGCTAACTGCCTTAACTCTATCCCTGGCATTACCTTTATGATTGATGGTGTGCCTGTAGTCATTGGCTTCACGGGCAACGTCGAGGTCAGCCGCACGACCGAAGGCTCCTACTATGTTACTTTCTGCAATCAACTATCTGGACTTAATGTACCGCTAATGACCTTCGACACGTCTGGCGTCACGGCCTACGCGTTTGACTTTGACATCACGCAGTACCACACCGGGAACATCGACCTGACGACCCCAATGCAGACTGGCATGGTTCAGTTGCGGAACGTCCCCAATCAAGACGAGGCTACTGATCCGTACAATGTGAACTTCGCCGCGAACTGGGACCAAATTGTCAACAAGGCGGCCTGTGTAGCCTGTGACGCGTTCTCTGGTGACGTCACGACCGCCGGTATGTTTAACATTACTGGCGCCACGACTATCCCTGTCGACTATAGCATTGTCGGCGGCTGCATTAACGAGCCGACTGGGCATCCGTTCCTTGTCACGCACGTCTCTAC